TTAAATACTGTACAACAACAAAACGGTAGAAGAGTAAACGCATTTTGTAATTCTATATCAATGCCTGAAAGAACAATATCAATGAAAGAGGTGAAACATAACGGACCTAGAAGAAAGTTTGCTTATGATTATGTCTCAGCACCTATTGAAGCGTCTTTCTATGCTGATAAATTTTTAAGAGAAAGATCATACTTTGAAATGTGGCAAAGGTCAGCCATATCATCACAAACACACAATATAGGTTACTATGATGATTATGTGGCAGACTTAAACATATTTCAATTAGGTTCTTTTGCTAGTAGACAAGAGCGTGATGACGTAACTTATGCTGTTAAATTATATGATTGTTTTCCACAAACAATTAGTCCTGTAAGTTATTCACACGATACTAACACTATTCAAACATTTACTGTAACACTAAACTTTAGATATTGGGTAAATTACTTTTTAGACAAAGCTGGCAATATAGAAATAGGTTCACCTGACTTTGTTAATCATAAACAAAAACCACCTCCTGGGTTATTCGGTGGTTTACTACAAATGCTACCACCTGAATTAAGACGAGCTGGTAGAGGTGTAGTAGAAGATTTAAGAAGAAGAATACCTATTGGTGGTGTAACAGGCGGAAGAGTATTCCCACCATTCAAAGTACCGCCACTAAATATATAAAAATTAAGGAGATAATATTATGGCTTTACCAAAAATTGAAACGCCTACTTACGAGTTGACTTTGCCATCACAAGATACAAAAATCAAGTATAGACCGTTTCTAGTAAAAGAGGAAAAAGTTCTTTTAATGGCGTCCGAAACAGGACAACAAAAAGAAATGATACAAGCAGTTAAAGACATTGTTAGTACATGTACATTTAACAAATTAAACGCAAGTTCATTACCTATATTTGATTTAGAGTATGTATTTTTACAGATAAGAGCTAAATCAGTAGGTGAGGTTACAAAATTTAAAGTTTTGTGTCCTGATGACAAAAAAACTTATGCTGAAGCAGAGGTAGATTTATCTAAAGTTGAGGTACAAGTAGATGATGGTCATACAAATAAAATTATATTAGATGAAGAAAGAAACTTAGGTGTTGTATTTACATATCCTACAGTTGATACAGTGTCCGTGGGTGAGGATGTTCAAGCAGATAGTAAGACATTGTTTAAAGTGTTGACAAATTGTATAGATCATATCTTTGAGGGTGACAAGACATACCCAGCAAAAGACTCAACAAAAGAAGAATTAGATAAGTTTGTTGAAGGTTTAACACAAAATCAGTTTGAAAAGTTTAGACATTTCTTTGAAACAATGCCTAAATTAAAACATGATGTTGAAGTAACAAATCCTAAGACTAATGTTACAAGTAAAGTGACACTACAAGGGATACAAGATTTTTTCGGATCAGCCTCTCCCACAATAGCTTAGAGGCTTACTTTTCGACTAATTTTTCTCTTATTCAACATCATAAATATAGTTTAAGAGAGATTGAACATTTAATGCCATGGGAGCGTGACATTTATATCAATTTGTTAGAACAATATATAAAAGAAGAAAACGAAAGACGTAAATCAGAAGCAGAGAGGCAAAAACATAATGGCTGAGGATAAAACTGAGGATAAGATAGTAGTTCCTGCTGACATAAAAGAAGTCAGTAAAAAAGTAAAAGTTGACCTAGAAGTTGACACAAGCGTAAAAGATTTAGGACCTAATCCTTATGCTAAAATAATACATATGGCTAGAGCCGTAGATAGTTGGCGTATATTTCCTAGAATCTTTATAACTACATACATTATTTTGTTATATAAATGCGTGATTTGGTATATGAATTTACCTAGTCCGACTATGGAACAATCAGGACTTATTTCAATTGTAGTAGGTGCTGGGGCGGCATGGTTCGGTTTATACACAGGATCAAGTAAAAAAAGTAGCAAATAATGGCAACAGAACCTAAAGAATTAGCTAAACAAACAGCAAAAGAATTTAGACAAGCCTTATCTGGCGTTTTCAAATCTGTTATTCCTAACATGAAGAAAGTAGCTAGACAGCAAGTCAAGGATTTTGAACAATCTTTAGTTACTGGTTCAGGCGAAAAAATACAAAAAAATTTAGATGGTTTAAATAAATTTATTGAAGCTTTTGATTTTAGAATAGATACACTAAGTCAAAACGCTGATAAGTTAAATCAAGTTAGAGAAAAACTAAATGAAGAAGTAGCAAAAAAAGAAGAAGAGGCTGCTAAGTTAAGAGAGAAAAATATATTTTCTGAGGTACAAATAAGTAAAAATAAAAAGACAGGTGAGATTGAAATTAAAAATAGATTACTAACAGAGAAACAAATCAATAATAAAAAAGAACAAATATTATTAGAAGAAAAGAAAATAAAATTACAAGAAAAAGAAAACCTTGAAAAAATTAGAAAGTTCCAACAAGGCGACATTAAATTAACTAAAAAACAAGAAGAAAGTTTAGTAGCAGAAATACAAAATATACAAGAGAGAAAAGCATTATTAGAAGAAGAGAAGAAACTATTTACAGGTAGAAGTGGTAGATTTGATAAACGTATCGGTGGTTTCTTAGATGACTTTGAAAATGCTTTAAATGACAGAGCACCTGACTTCTTAATACCTGTAATTCAACCTTTAATAGACGGTGCTAGACAGATACAAAAAACAATAACATTGATTGTAGATGGTTTCTCATTTGCTACAAAAGGTTTAAAAAAATTAGTGCCTAGTTTTGATGGTATGTTTGAAAGTGTTAATAAAATATTTGGTAAAGGTTTTAGATCAATCACAAAAGGATTTAAAGGTTTTGATAAAGGTTTAAAAGGTGTATTTGATGGTGTATCAAAAGGGTTTAAAATATTTAGAACAAAAGGTTTAGCTGCTAGTGTTAAAGCATTAGGTACATTTGTAAAAAGAATTGTAGCTGCTGGTTTAGCTGCTCTAGTTGCCTTTGTACCATTCATAATACCTATGTTAAAAATTATAGGTGTTATAGGTCTTGCTATCGCTGCTTTTGTTTTACTAAGAAAAGGATTTCAATTATTTACAGACAAAGTATTACCTTATGTAAGAGAAAAACTTGCTAATTTTGGTCTTGTAATAAAGAAAATAGGTTCGTTTGTAAAAGAGAAGTTAACTGCCTTTGCTGAAGGTGTCATGGAGTTACCAGGTAAGATAGCAAACTTTTTTAATAAAGTATTTGTGAAGATACAAAACTTTTTCATAGACGCTATCAATGCTGTTATAGCATTAATTAATAAAATAAAAATAGGTGATGACATAGAATTTATAAAGAGAGTAGAAGAAAAAGAATTACCATCTGATTTAACAAAAGGTGATAAAATTGAGCCACCTACTAAAGAACAAAAAGAGTTACAAGACGCTGAAGATCAAAAAGAGTTAGATAGTGTATTAGGTAAAGATGAAGAGAAACCTAAAGTTCTTGCTGAAGAAGCAGAAAAGTTTGATAAACTATTAGAAAATTTTAATCAGAAAAAAGATAATTTTATATTAGATTTACCTAAAGAAGGTTTTAACATTGATCCTAATGACTTGATTAAAGAAGATAAAAAAGAGCCTATGACTTTTGCTCAAAATAATTCACCTGTTAATAATGTAAATCAAATAAACAATACATCTTTATCACCAAATCTTGCTAGAAATGTAGATGACACGTTCTACATCTTAAATAAACAAACAGCATAAAAAAAGGGATGCCGATTACTCGACACCCCTCAAAGTTAGAAAGCGAGAGAGAAGATTTAATCTTCGTCCGCTAATTTACTAAAGTATGACAAAGTATCATCTTCGTCATTGTCACTAGTCGGTGAAGATTTAACTTCCTGACTTTTCACTGTACCGTTAGTTTTTGGTGGGAGGTCCGTTTTCTCAACAGTTTCAGTGTTTTGTGTTCCTGAAATTACCCTAATCAGTTTCTCTTTAAGTTCGTCATAGGATTTAAAATTACTAGGATCAACAAAAGGTTTTAGAGCATGTTGTTTACCCCATACTGCCTTGATAGCATTATCATCTTCAGCAATTTGTGTAACAGACTCAAATTCAGATTTATCATAGTTCCAATAGCCATCAACTTTTCTGATTTTTAGTTTAAAGTTAGCACCTTTCCAGAAATCAAATGGGTTGATAGGTTTCTCATCTTCAAACGCTGGGTTCATTGTCTCAGCGATCTTATCAAATATCTTTTTACCAAACTTGAATAAGAAAACTTTGCCCTCGTTTTCAGGATGTTTAGGGTCACTCACTACTAATATATTTGAATAGTAAGATAACTTTCTTTTTCTTTTTCTAGCGATCTCTTTGTCACTATCAACACCTGTATTCCACAATCTAGTGTTTTCTTCACTGACAGGATCTTTTTGATTTAGTGTTGTTAGAGAGTTCTCAATATACCAGCCACCTTTATCTTGGAAAGCATGTGACCATACTCTTTGCCATGGCATTTCTTCACCGTTAGAAGCAGGTAAAAATCTAATAACAGCATAGCCATTACCAGTTTTATCTAGTTCTGGTTTCCAGAATCTATCGTCTTGGTATTTGTTCTTGTTATCTTTTTCTTCGGGATTGGCATTTGCCTCTAATGCCTTTGTGAGTTTATCAAAATTTGAGGCTGATGATTTTAATGTTTCAAAATCCATAATCGTATTCTCCTTATTAATCGTATTATTGTATTTGTGTTACCTATATAATCGGTATCGTTATTATTTATAAGACTTTTCATGTTCTCTTGCCCATTTTTTTACTTCGTCTGGACTAGACTTAGGTAAAGACTTCTTAATTTTATACTCTCTATATCGTTCACACCACTCAACAATCTTATCTAATAATCTGTATATAAAATTGTCAAACATATGAGTATCAGTATAACATAATCCTATGCCAATGTCAAGCGCCTTTTGAGCTCATTATAATCAATATATTTGATGTTAGGCACAGTGCCATCCCAATGTAAAACCTTCTTATTTACATCATCACCTACATATATCTCATTTGATCTATCTTCAACTATCTCATTGACTTTCCAGAAGTTAATATCTTTGTACTCTCTGAATATCTTTTTCCACTGATCTACCCAATTCACACTCGGTATAGCAGCATTATTTTCATTAGCATAATGTCTTGTGCTTTTATAGATGTTATTAAGTTTTTGATGTTTACTGTTTAAATCATGTCCTATCAAATAGACATCTTTAGGTTTCTCTTTTATACATGCGATTAGACCACTTGTAGCACCACAAGCCCAACCTCTGTCTTTAGGTTTTATAACTTCTTTTAGTGT